TCAGTACAGGAAATTATGCACTCAATTATCTTATTAGCGGTGATTTTCATAAAGGTGTCCCTTTGGGTAAAGTCACTGTATTTGCTGGGGAATCTGGTTCCGGAAAAAGTTTCATCTGTTCCGGTAACTTGGTTAGACATGCACAGCAACAAGGCATCTTTGTGGTACTTATTGATTCAGAAAACGCTTTAGATGAGAAGTGGTTACACGATCTTGGTGTAGACACTGGCGAAGATAAGTTATTAAAATTAAACATGGCCATGATTGATGATGTGGCTAAAACAATTAGTAAGTTTGTTACTGACTATAAAACCTTACCAACTGAAGATCGCCCTAAGGTGTTGTTTGTTGCTGACAGTTTAGGTATGCTATTGACACCAACTGACGTTAATCAATTTGAAGCAGGCGATATGAAAGGTGACATGGGACGTAAGCCCAAAGCACTGGCTGCATTAGTACGCAATTCAGTAAATATGTTTGGAAGTCTAAATATAGGTATGGTCGCTACTAATCATACCTATGCAAGTCAGGATATGTTTGATCCAGATGACAAGGTAAGTGGTGGTCAAGGCTTTGTGTATGCAAGTAGTATTTTAGTTGCAATGAAAAAATTGAAACTAAAAGAAGATGAAGATGGTAACAAAGTTTCAGAAGTAAACGGTATTCGTGCTGCTTGTAAGATTATGAAAACACGATATGCTAAACCTTTTGAAACTTTGCAAATTAAGATTCCATATGAAACCGGTATGAATCCCTATTCTGGCTTAGTTGATTTGTTTGAGAAAAACAATTTACTAAAAAAAGAGGGAAACAGATTGGCATATACTACTAGTGAAGGTATTGTGATTAAACAATTCCGTAAGGGCTGGGAAAGCAATGAAGATAGCTGCTTAGATACCGTAATGACAGAGTTCAGTAAGGGTATTAATACAGTACCAGCAATAGTAGCAGAACCTGTACAGGAGACAGTAGAATGAGTGTAGATGTAATCGCAGAAGTTTGGGATGTAGTACGTCATCATATTGACCTTAGTTCACGCAGCGAAGCCGCTGAAGAACTAGTGGCATATATGATTGAAAATAACTTTCAACCTAGTGAAATTAAAACAGAATTTCGCGGTGATAAAGAAATTGCAAAAGCATTATTAATTTATGATGACCAACATACTCATGACGAAGATGAAGATGATGACGATATGTATGATGAAGATGATACTTACTAGGAGTAATTAATGGATTGGTATACTACAATCAATAGAGACCTTACATCTATTCCGGATTTCATTAGCCACTTTGAAAGTGAATTGGTTAATGCTAAACGTGATGTAGGTGTATATGGTAATATTGAAAAAAATCTCGCTGGATTACCCGGAATCACCGAGCATAGATTTAATCAACTTCAAGAAATTGAAGCAGTGTTGAATTTTCTAAACATCCAATTACGTAAAATTCGCAGAAAGCATTTTCAAAAATATCTAGAGGGATATAATCGTGTATTGACTAGCCGTGATGCTGAAAAGTATGTAGACGGTGAAGATGAAGTCATTGACTTTGAAACCATTATCAATGAAGTAGCATTGATTCGTAATCGTTGGCTTGGCGTAATGAAAGGGCTTGACAGTAAGAATTTTATGTTGGGCCATATCACTAGACTACGCACAGCGGGCATGGAAGATGCTAGTCTGTAAATAGTTGCTAAAATTACAACATTTGACAGTAAATCCAATCGGCTATATAATAGCTTTATTAGATAGAGAAGTGAGTTATCTAAGTAGCAATACTTGACAGTAAATCTAATTGGCTATATAATAGTCGTTTAAATCAATGAATTGGAGATTACGTGTATAACATAGATACTTTTGTTAATAGTAACAAGGCAAATGTTAACTTCTCTGAATCTACTGAAGATTTTGATGTTTTAGAAGCAATATTCACCAAAAAGTTCAAATTTGACAATGTTAACACACAAGCAATGCCTGTGTTAGTATATGAGTTAAATGGCAATGCTGTTGCATGGTATGATGAAGAAATGCAACTTGGGTTTATTGCTTGACAATTAATCCAGTTGGCTATATAATCGCTAAATTAGTTGATAATTATAGGAGCTTAGTTATGTCTACAGTACGAATTCTTTCGGGTGAGTATCGTAATAAATCTGTTATCAATCAAGAGTTCACGTTAGTTAAGGGCTTTCAATCAGGCAAGAAAGCTAACTATGTAACTGTTCAAAATAATGGTCAGTTTGACATTGCAATTGATGTAGTAAAAGTAAAAGTAAATAGTATTTCTGACATTGAATATTTAAATGGAGATTGTCCTGTGACTAAAGACGTTATTGCTTTTAAAGCAAAAGAAACAAAAATAACTGAAACTGATGAAGAGGCAATGAATCGTATTGCCAGTCGTTTTTCTATTCTTGAAGAAATGACAAGAGCAAGTATCAATGGCGATATACGTGCAATGATTGTTTCAGGCCAGCCGGGCGTTGGCAAATCGCTTGGTGTTGAAACTGAATTAGACAAAGCAAGTATGTTTGACAAAATTGCTGGCAAAAAACTACGCTTTGAAATTGTAAAAGGTGCAATGACCCCAATTGGTCTGTACTGTCAGTTATACAAGTATAGCGACAAGAAAAATGTTTTGGTCTTTGACGATTGTGATTCAGTCTTTCAAGATGATTTGGCATTGAACATTTTGAAAGCAGCACTTGATTCAGGCAAACGTAGACGCATTTGCTGGAACAGTGATAGCGCAATGTTGCGCCGTGAGGGAGTGCCCGATCAGTTTGATTTTAACGGCACTGCAATTTTCATTACTAACTTGAAGTTTGAAAACTTGAAGTCTAAGAAATTGCAAGATCATTTGGAAGCATTGCAGAGTCGTTGTCACTTTTTGGATTTGACAATTGACACAGTACGTGACAAGATGTTGCGTATCAAACAAGTGCACCGTGATAGTGACGGCGGTTTGTTCAAAGACTATGATTTTGAAGATCAACAGCCAGAAATGATTTTTGATTTCATGACTGAAAACAAAGACAAACTACGTGAACTAAGTTTGCGTATGTGCTTGAAGATTGCTGATTTGGTAAAGATCAGCCCAAATAATTGGCGTAATCTTGCGGCTACTACATGTATGCGGGGCTAATCTTAAAACACAAAAGGGGCTTCGGCCCCTTTTGCCATTACAGTTGTTTATTCTTAACCAATTTGATATACTATTATCATGCACACATTTAAATATGCCGAAGAGGTCGTTGACTTTTTATTGAGTAACATAAGAATGGGTACTTACGATAAACGCTTTATGGCTAATTTATTGATTACTAAAATCATACCAAGAAATTCTGTCACTACTAATCAAGTGTCCTTATTTAAGAAAGTAGTTCAAAAATATCATAAACAATTATTGACCTTACAAATTAATTCAGTTGAATTATCAGAAATGCCATGGGGACTTACTATAGTACCCAGTTCATCTGAATTCACCAATGCTTCAATAAAAATTGAAGATGGCAATATTATATTGTACACACCTTACAAGGAAAGCTTTGTAAAAGAATTTAGGTCCATTAGACTTATGACATGGTCGCATGAATTTAAACACTATGTTACTCCGTTTAGTTTGAATAAACTAAAAGGTATTTTAGAAAAAGTTAAAAAACATTACGACAAAATTAATTATTGTGATACCGTGCAAGATATTTTAAAAGAAGTAGAAATTTACGCATCAATAACATGTTGGAATCCAACACTAGTAAAAATCAACGGTAACATGTATATTGCAGCAATCAACGAACCATTATATAATGCAACACTTGAGGTTGACTTGTATAATCAGCAAGAATTATTAATAGATTATGGAATCATGATAGATGAAAACATGTAAAATACTAGTACAAGATGAGGTTAATTGTAAATTAATTGGTCTTGAATTAGCTGAACGTAAAAAATTAATGAAGATGTTTGAGTACGATGTGCCTGGTGCCAGATATCTTCCAAGTGTTAGGCTTGGTAGATGGAATGGTAAGGTAAGCTATTTTAGTTTGGGTGGTAGCACATACGTCAATCTATTGGAACAAATTATTCCTGTAGTTGATAGTGCTGGATACGATATTGAATTAGAAGATGTAAGAGAGTACACTACAACTTTCAATTTTACTCAAGTGTCCGAGGACAGCTTTAGTGGCAAAGTTTGGCCTGAAGGACATCCCATTGCAGGACAGCCAGTGAAATTACGTGACTATCAAGTAGAAATTGTAAATAATTTTCTATCTAACCCACAGTGTTTACAAGAGGTAGCAACTGGCGCAGGTAAAACTCTTATGACTGCTGCTTTAAGTTCTAGTATAGAAACATATGGTCGTAGCATTGTTATTGTGCCTAATAAAAGCTTAGTAACACAAACAGAAGCCGACTATATAAATCTAGGACTTGATGTTGGTGTATACTTTGGTGATCGTAAAGAACTAGGCAAAACACATACCATATGTACTTGGCAAAGTCTTAACAACATGATGAAGAAAACCAAAGAGGGTGAAGCTGAAGTAACTATTGGTGAATTCATTGAAGGTGTGGTATGTGTTATCGTTGATGAGGTTCATCAAGCAAAGGCTGATGCGTTAAAGGCATTGCTTACTGGTCCAATGAGTCATATACCAATTCGTTGGGGCTTAACTGGTACTATACCAAAACAATTATTTGAAAGCCAATCGTTGTTTGTAAGTATTGGTCCATTGATTAGTAAACTATCTGCTAGTGAATTGCAAGATAGAGGTGTGTTAGCTCAGTGCCATGTAAACATTGTACAATTACAAGATCAAGTAGAGTTTAGTAACTATCAAAGCGAGTTGAAACATTTATTAGAAGAACCTAATAGATTGGATACCATAGCACAACTGATACTGAATATCAAAGAAACAGGTAATACATTGGTATTAGTTGACAGAGTTAACGCAGGTAAAGAATTAATAAACAGGTTGCCCGATAGCGTGTTTGTAAGTGGCGCAACTAATTTAGTTGAACGTAAAGAGGAATATGATGAAATTGCTACAAGCACCAATAAGATTATCGTTGCTACTTACGGTGTTGCTGCTGTGGGCATTAATATACCCCGTATCTTTAATCTTATACTTATTGAGCCTGGAAAAAGCTTCGTTCGGGTTATACAATCAATTGGTCGTGGTATCAGAAAAGCTGAAGATAAGGATCATGTCCAAATTTGGGACATAACTAGTAGTTGTAAGTTTGCCAAACGACATTTAACACAACGAAAAACCTTTTACAAAGAGGCCTCATATCCTTTTACTATGGAAAAGCTGCAGTACCGTTGATGTTGACATTATATTATATTCATGTATAATATAGATATAATAGGGGAACAAAAATTAAAATACTGACATTAGACAACAAACCATATGACCTTACTGAATTACCTGAGGAGATCGATGATCTTAGGTTCGCTATTTTGGATAATAGCAATCCTGCAAATGTAGATTACCATTATATTCCATTGATCTTTTTGGAATCATTCAATAGTCCAGCATTGGTATTAAAAATAGCAAACACAACTATAAAAATGCCAGTGGATTGGCAGATACTTATTGGTGAGGCTGAGTTTGGGGACTTAGAAACATTACCACTGACTAGTGTCAATGATCGAGGCTTCAACGCATTTGAATTTAATCCATTAAGTAGTTTTAGACCAACATTCTGTGATATTGAAATAGTTGACATTTATCATGATGTGGTTTGGTATGCACCTAGATTAAAGAATGGTCAATTCTTATGTGTACC